GCTGACACAACGGATGCAATACCACTAAAGGCAGCACTAATCACACCACCAATGGCCGTGATTATAGGTACGATTTGAGTGATAGCTGTCACAATTGCTGAAATGATTTGACTGATAATAGGGGCTAACGTCTGAACGACTGTAACGATTGCAGAAATCACTTGACTAATGACTGGTGCCAATGTTTGAACGACAGTAACAATCCCTTGAATCAAGGTCATAATGACCGGTGCTGTTGCTTGAATAGCTTGGACAATCACTTGTAAGACCATTGCAATCTGTGGTCCAAATTGCCCGATTACTTGAGCTACTTGGACAATACAGTTTGAAATTACTGGAGCAATTGCCACAATTGCATTAGCAATGATTTGAGCTACTGCCGTGATGGTGTCCCCGATGATTTGAACAATCGGAGTGATTGCAGTGGTTATTTGACTGATTGCTGAACCTAGAGCAGTAGCCAAACCACTGAATGCGTCAATGATGGCTGGCAGCGTTCCTAAAATAGATGTCCAAGCATTACCAAACGCCGTAATGAATGGTGCTGCATTGCCTAAAGCTGTTCCTACTGCTTCAACGAGTGGTGAAAGCTGAGCTAGCCCTGGTGCAGCTTCACCGACTGCCTTAATGACGATACCGAATGCCGTGCCAAAGGCTTTAACGATAGACCCGGCTGCTTTTCCGATGGATTCGACAACAGTTCCGAACGCTGAGCCTATGGCGTTTAGAATTTGTGAAACGCCTTGCGATTGAGTAGCTAAAAGGGTGAATGATGCAAGAATAATACCGATACCAGCACCGATTCCGACTGCGGCAATGGCTACGGATGCACCGAATGACAGCAATGTTGCTGGATTCAATCCTTTAAGGCCTTGCAAAACGTATTTCATTCCTTGCCCGAAACCTTTGTAAGTTTCAGCAATACCTTTGAATATGGCTGTCAAGATTCCTTTGATTGCATTACCAGACGATTTGATAACGTTGGATATTCCACTAAATAGCTGAGTAATCGTCGATTTAGAACGTCTCGCACTATTGGCAGCTTGTTCTGTTCCTGCTGCAGCGTCCTCTCCGAATTTCTTGAATGGATTTAGACTCTTGATGAAGTCCAAGCCTTTCAATGCAATACCTACCGCTGAAATTCCAGCTTTAGCGGTCATGAAAGCCGCTACCATTGCCAAAATACCGCTAGTGATACCGTTTAAGATTCCCGGCGGAATTGCACTGATAAACCTAGATATTGCTGAAACAACTTGAGAAATCCAGCTAACTAGCGTTCCAAGAGCTGAGCCAATGCCTGAAATGATTGACTGCATTTCTGAGCTACCCAGCACCTCACCAAACGAAGAACCGATAGTTTTAAGAGCGTTCCAAGTATCTTGCACTGCTGCCTTGAACGATTGAAAGGCTCCAGTGTCAGCAAACGAGCTGATGAAACTTCTGACCGATGTTGTGGCAATGTTTAGAGCTTGTGAAATACCATTAGCAATATCACCAAACACTGAGCCAATACCTTGCATAAGCTTGCTACCGTCAATCTTGCTAAATAGTTGCTGAATAGAGCTACTAATGTAGGTAAACGTTGCACCTAAATTTTGCAAAGCTCCCGTGTTTGTGAAGCCTTTCCAAAGCGAGGACAAACCACTGCCAATCTTGTCAGCAATGCCATTGATGTCAACTCTTTCGAGTGCATCCGTAAGTCCAACGACTGCCTTGATACCAATTTGATTGAGTTTTTCAAACTGTGGCATTAGCTTATTCGCTAGGGACTCTTTCATCCCGTCAATAGCTTGGTCGACAGTCTTGAACTCTGTGGCCATTTTGCTAAAAGTGTCGTTATTCCCAACCTTAGCGATAGCGTCGAAGAAATCCTCGGTCTTAATCTTGCCGTCCTGGACCGCTTGGACCATTTCAGCGGTACTCATGCCCATTTCTTTCGCAATCGCCGCAATACCAGCAGGCGTTTGTTCTAGCATGAGTTTGAAGTCTTGCCATTGTACTTTAGGCTTAGCGGCCATTTGGGTCGCTTGTTGGCTCAAGGTCTTCATGGCTTGTTGCGGATTCTCTGCTGCTGCTGCAAGACCACCGAAGCCCTTAACAAGTTCCGTTGTATTCTTCGTTCCTACCGCTGCTAACTGTGAGTAAGTAGAAGCCATGTCGGACGCTGAATAGATGGTCTTGGTCGCAAAATCTTGCAACTCGCTTTTGACTTGTTGTATCTGGTCAGTGGGCATGTTAATCTGTTGCATGTTTCCTTCAAAAGTCTTCCATGCCTTAGTAGAGCTATTAAGCTCACCTACCATGGATTTCATGCCATTGCCGAGGGCACTAATACCGCCCATGATAGCACCACCGATTAAGTTAGCACCGAGAACAGACTTAAACACAGACCCAACCTTACCGGCTGAGCCTTTCAAGCCTTCCAAAGCTCCCTTGATGCGTTTAGCCCCACTTTCGGCGTCTTTCCCGTCAAATAACGCCTTGATGGTGACTGTACCATCTGCCATAGATTATACCTCCTTTCTAAAATTCTTCTTCGTATTCTTCATCCTCGATAATGTCGTTAGGAAGGGCATAATCTTTTTGAAGCCTACGCATTTCCTCTTTGTATTCAGCTGAGTCGCCCTTTTGTGGTTTCCATTTCCGGATTTTGACCACTTCCATGAATTTCGTGCCCTCTGGAAGTCCAGATAATAGAGCATTGAACTTTTTCCAGTGAAGCTTGCCTTGAACATCGAATAGATCAATGCCGTAAGCTTGCAAGAATGACGCATAGATATAGTCACCGTCATAACGGATGTCATAAGGTGCCTGCTCTTGTTTGCTATTGCTTGCTGTGGTCTTCATAGGGTTGCCAGCAAGGTCATACTCGACATGGTTGTCCTCGACTGTTGACAGACTGATATGTTCCTCGAAAACCTCGTTAAACACCTCGGACATTTCCTCAACAGTGAAATCTTCTAAGGTCTCACCAGTCAAAATGCGAATACCAAAATGCGGCTTAACAAACTCTGGGACGGCTTCATCCCTCCACATCTCAAAGAGCTTTAGGACATTGTTAAATGAAAGGTCTAAAGGGTACTCTTTATCATCGATTACTAACTTATCCGTTAGTTTTCGCGATAGATCAAGCATGACTACTCAGCCAAATACTTATCGAGGGCTGCTTTTGAATTCTGGGCTTCGAATTCCTCTGAAATACCCTTGATGGCTTCAATCAGATAGAACATGGCATTGATTGTTGACTGACCAGCGAATACATAGACTTGTTTGAAAGCTTCTTCATCATCAAATACTTGGTTGAAACCATCTTCTACCAATGCTTTCAACGCTCCGAGAGCTTCTTCATCGCTTGTCTCTTGGAACGCTTGCCCTTTGGCTTGCAAGTCCTCACCAACTGCCTTCATGCGTTGAATATTGCCGTCTGAGACTGGAAAATTAAGTTGGAACTCACCGAAATCGACTGGAATGACATTGCTACGTTTTTTAATTACTACCATGTTGTTACTTCTCCTTTAATACGAAAAAAAGAGGGTAAGGGCTAAACCCCACCCTCTAGTTGTCTTATCTTTGTTTTATTTAATTAGTGATTACCCACCGATTCCCGGTGTACCAGTTTCTGATGAAGCACCAGAACGAGCAGTACGTCCGGAAGTTTCTGAACCACCACCCGCTACTGCTGCGGCTGGTGATGCAGTGACTTCGTGTTTCTCTGGCGCACGTGACCAGTTAACTTGGAACTTGATTGTTTCAAGCTCAGACGCTTCACCGTCACCGACTTCAATCTCAGAAAGTCGAGCAAGACCTTCTTTGTAAGTCTTGCCATCAGCGGTTACTTCTTTGTACCAGACGATGAGATCGTCAGCTACGGCATCTTCTTTATCTACGACAAAGTTTTGAGCTTTATCAGCATAGTCACGGTGTCCTTCAAATGAACGTCCACGAGATTTTGAAGTGATAACCTTCTCTTTAGTTCCGTCGCCGTCGAAATAAGCAACGTCGTCGTCTTCTGCATCATTTTCTGGTGCAGATTCTTTGATGCCTTTAGCAATCCACATATACTTATCTTCTGTTGGTGGAGTGTCTGGATGTTCTGGATCGAACGGTGCGATAAAGTGTTTGCGAATCGCATTTTTAAATTTAGCCATTTAGTTAAGGCTCCTTTCTACTTCTAGTCTTGCCTGTAGATCAAGCAAGTAAATGTAATAGTCTTGATCATTGACATCGTTAAGGCTCGGTGTCTCAACTTTCAACGACAAGAATGTGTAAGAATTGTTTAAACTTGGTAATTCAAGACCGATTTTGGAAAGCTCAGTGTTGATTTTCCAAAGAGTAGCATTGACTTTCTGTTGGTCTTTGGACTTAATGGCGATTTCATAAGGCAGCGACAGAATCTGTGTGCCAGCCATGTCTTCGTCTTCAACCTTGCCACCAGGTAAAGCGTATATTACCAAGTCTTCATCTTCGTTTAGGTAATCTAGTCGAGGTGTCAGTGGCAAGCCTAGACCAGCTAGGAAATCTTTTAACACCTCTGAAAAATCATTATTGTTCACTATCTAACTCCCATTGCTCTGATTGCTACTTGCCCCCACTGCTTGCTGTGTTTAGCAGCAGCCTTTTTGTCCCAACGCCCACCAGTGCCGGGCTTTGGTTTCTGTGCTAGCAGTCTGTCCTTGTTTGCAAAGAAAAACTTACGTTGTTTTTCAGAAAAAAACAGCTTAAGCCTACGATTGTAGAACCTAATTCGTGCATAAGGTGTTGACCATACCAACGTATCAACATTAGAGTGTCCGCTACCTCGCAAGTGACCGGATTGGACTGGCGTGTACTTGTTCATGTCCAAGAGCATTTGATTACTCATGGCAATCTGACCACGTCTGACCGCTTCAGGGCTGCATTTCTTTTCAAGCCCCTGCAAGTCTACCTTGATAGTTACATCAGCACCCATCAAATCACCTCAACTTCATAGCATAGAATCGTATGCTTAAACGGATGATATTGAGGGATAATTTTACGGATGATGTAGTCTCGGTGAGTGTCGTTTACTCTACCATTCAACCAACTATCATCCAACTCAATAGGTGTATATTTCGGATAAATCATAAGGACCGAGAAATTATTCTCGTTACGATTTTGACCACTGCCAGTGTGAGATACAGCCCTATCAAACCTTACATACTTCAATATGATGGGGTCTGAATAAGTCACTTTCCCCCACTTGTCAGTATCTGCAGGCTTTTGAATAGTGACCGTATCGACTAGCATCCGTTTATCTATCATAGCCCACCCCCACAATTAGGCTAAAACCTGCTTGTTTTAGGGCGTTTTCAGCATCCAAACTAAGGTTGAAAGCCTGACCTGCTGTAATACTGTGTTGTTTGCTGTAATCAACTCGTGTACGGCCAATAGTAACGCTTGACATGGTTTGCTTTTCATCAGCTGTCATAACACCCGATGTGTCCAGATAGGCAATCTGGAACGCCATAGCTAGCTTAACGGCTTGTTTACGATAATCAGCCTCTTTCTCAAAGTCTATATACCGTTGATAGATACCTTGAGTGTAGAAATTAATAGCAATTTCTGCTCTTTTTTCTAGCTTGTCGAAGTCAGCTACTTCATGAAAGCCCATGTCGTCAAATTCTTCTTTTGTTAAATAAGACATAGTAACCTCCTTTTTCAAATAAAGGGGTTGCCACCCCTTATTTATTCAGCTTGCTCAAATTGTGTGGTCACATCTTCTACAAGCTCTAAAACTGCATCGACTTATATTTAGCCGTTATTCTTT